AGTTACTGCCGACGGCGACGATGCAGACATATTAGCACAGTTACTCAAAATGGCAGGATTAGAAGGTGGTGCGCAGGATACTTGCCCAACATGTGGTTCGGCAGAGTGCGGTTGCGACGCCAAAATGGTTGATGAAAACAAGCCAGACTGGCCAACTAATACAGAAACCAGTGACGATGCACTACAGTACAGCGGCGGCCTTAACAAGCCTAAGTCGACTGGTCAAACAACTATTCCGGTGATTGCAAGTCAATTGCGTCGCCAAGTAAGTATGGAAGAAAATGTTGAACTTGAACGTAGTTTGTTTAAGACTTGGCAGAATTATAAAGGTTAATAAAAATGAGTCAGGCTAATGTAGTTTCATCGGCAGGCAATATAACTTGGTACACCGATAAGGCCGAAATTGTTGCTTTAGACAATGCAGTTACCTACCAAGTGTATGCAGTAGGGTTAACCACTCCATATGGTAATGGTGTAACCTACACCTCTGTACCAGCTGGCAATATTTGGAGTAACGCTGTTAGTGTTGTTGCCAATTCTACTGTACAAATTTATGTAGGTGCTGGTAATAAACTTACTCTCACTGGCACATTCACTGCCGCAGAGTTAGGCACAGCAAGTTCAGCAACAGCCGGCGTCACAGGAAGCTGATCGTGCGAGCGGCAGAGTTTCTCATTGAGAAACGCATGGGCAAAATTGGTCATCGTAGACAACAGTCCACTCGTGGTCTTTCTACCTTTCGAGACCCTCAAGGTTTTGATCGCATATATGAATTAAATCGTGTTATGATGGCTGCTGCTTGCGCTGACGGTACTGATGCGCCGTTAAATCTAGACACCGAATCGTGGTCTGGAAAATTTAACACCGCACACCCTTACACCGATGCCGAAGCAAAAATGTTAAAACAAGCGTTAAAAGCCACCGGTAGTGAACATCACGATTTAAATCATGGTGATAACGAAAGTCAAGAAACTGAATCAACTAATAAAACTAGTCCAGTAAAGGCATTTAAGGGATACCCAAGATGAGAGCCGCAGAATTTATTGTAGAAGATTGGCAAAAGGTCAACAAAAAAGATCGCACAGCCGGCATGAGTAAAAAAGCAGTCAAGGCTTATCGACGTGAGAATCCAGGCAGTAAATTAAAAACTGCTGTGACCACCAAGCCAAGTAAACTCAAAAAAGGTTCTAAGGACAGTAAGCGTCGCAAGAGCTATTGCTCCAGATCAGCTGGTCAAAAGAAAATGCACAATATTGATTGTAGCAAAACTCCTGACAAGGCAATTTGTGCTGCACGTCGACGTTGGAATTGCGAATGAGAGCTCGAGAGTTTATCACTGAGCAACGAGAGTTGCCGGCTGAGTTGGCCGAACCCATGCGTTACACTTATGTGATTCCAGGACTCAGTGCCAGTGATCCTTACAACAACTATAGATTTGGTGTGGCCATGGCTCGAGCCAGAAGCAATGCTGGCGCAGACAATCACTCGATAGATCCATTCAAACCAGAATGGACAGCTGAAACAGCGTTTGGTGAGCACGGTGTTGTGGTAGGCATGAATGGTGGAATAGAACAAATAATTGACCAAGCATTACAAATGACCAAAACTCCAGGCGGCAAAGAATTAGTAAGCACAGCCGATAGTCGAGAACCCAAGTTTGTAGACACAGACAGCCCTGTGAAGGCATTTAAAGGATATCCAAGATAATGGCCATCCCAGATCCTTCACAAGTAGCACCGTGGTACCTGCGTAACATCACGCAGGCTCTGGCACTTGACGAAACCACAGGCAATGTGTATGTGCGAACAGGCTTCGCAGGAAACATTGTTATCGAGGGCAACGTTAACATTCCAGGAACTGTAACCGTTAACAGTAGTGCCGAAGACCCAGTTCACGTTCATCTTGACGAAATAGGAACTTCTGGCATACTTAATGTGCCTTATATGCCTATTGGCAATACCAATGTCACAGTAACCGGAGGTAATGTCACAGTTTCAGGCAATGTGGGCATCGCGGGCAACTTGGCAGGTATTACAGGCAATGTCACAGTTAATCCTATAACTGGCAATGTAGGAGTAGTCGGCAATGTCAACGTAGCCATCACGTCGGGCAACGTGGGCCTTACCGGCAACTTGGCAGGTATTACAGGCAATGTCACAGTAGTAGACGGTGGCGGAAGCCTTACCGTAGACGGCAACGTAAATGCCACAATCACTGGTGGCAATGTTGCCACAACCATTGGTGGAACAAACCTAGATGCGTTTGGCCGCCTACGTGTAAGTCAACCCTACACCCTGTTTGACAGTCAAAATCGCTACATTGATGGTAGACAGTTCAGCAACGTCACTGCCACTGGAGGTACCATAACCTATGTGCCAGCTGAAAGTTCATTCAATCTTGCTGTGACCACAGCCAACGCTTCCAGCGTGATCAATCAGAGTTTTACCACACAAACCTATCAGCCCGGCAAGAGTCTGCTGATCATGAACACTTTTGCCATGGGCACACTCCGGGCCAACTGTCGCCAGCGAGTGGGATATTTTACCACCGAAAATGGTGTGTATTTTGAAGCCGACGGCACTACCTTGTACTTGGTGATCAGATCATCTGCTACAGGCTCCATAGTTGAAGAACGCATCGCTCAAAGTAGCTGGAATGGCGATCCCCTTAATGGCGCCGGAGCATCGGGCATTGTACTTGATCCAACCCTTACACAGATCTTGTGGTCTGATATAGAGTGGTTAGGTGTGGGCAATGTGCGAGCCGGATTTATCATCAACGGTGCGTTTATTGTGTGCCACACCTTCCAACATGCCAATCAACCCGGCAACACCCGTGTGTACATGACCACGGCTACCTTAAATCCTCGCTACGAAATAACCAACACTGGTGCTACCTCGGGTGCCACTACTATGAAGCAGATCTGTAGCACAGTCATTTCAGAAGGCGGATACAATCCAGCTACCACAATAAATTATATCAGCAACGGAGCTGTGGCCACTAGAATTGCCACAGGCAACACACTTACTGCTTTGGCCAGCATCAGATTAAACCCAGCCTATCCAGACGCAGTGGTCTTGCCAGCACAAGTTGACCTATTGTTGATAGATGTGCGATATGGGCAGTTCCAACTGATTGAAGGCGCCACATTCACCACGTCATTCAGCAATGTGACAAATTCTGTGGTTCAGACAGCTGTACACAGCAATACTATTACAGATGGCACGGTGGTCTATGCTGGTCTGACCAGCAGCCGCGACACTGTGGCCATAGGTGAAGACCTCAAGCGACGCCTACAGCTCAAACGAGATGTTACCGGCACACCCATTACCCTGACCTTGGCTGTGGCCTACACTGCCAACAATGCTGACCTGTTGTATAAACTGGGTTGGGAAGAACTTACAAATTAAAGAAGGACTAATTGTGAAAAAATTACTAGCACTATTATTGATAGTGCCAGCACTTGTTGTGGCACAAGGCAAGATGCCCAAAAATTCTGCCACCTATGACGCACAGATCATCCGAGTCAGCGACGGCGATACCATTGTAATTGCCGCACCGTTCCTGCCACAACCACTCAAACCTGAACTGGCAGTGAGAATATTTGGAGTAGATACTCCTGAAAAAGGACATCGTGCTCAATGCCCCAGCGAAGATACTCGTGGCCAAGCCGCCAGTGAGTTTACCAAAAACGTTGTAAAGTCAACCAAACGGCATCAAGTAATATTATACGGTTGGGACAAGTTTGGCGGCCGTGTCTTGGGCGACATGATCCTGGACGGTGTTAGTTTAAGAGCCGAACTGATCCGCAACGGCTTTGCACGTGAATACTACGGCGATGCCAAACAGTCTTGGTGCCAATAACTTTTTGAACTACCAGTTTTTGCCATAAATTAACATATGGCACAAGAAACAGCACTAGTCAAAACTCCTTACAAACGCACTGCGTTTACTGACGAACAACTCCGAGAATTCATGGCCTGTGCGGACCCTGTTACAGGTCCAGAATATTTCATGAGCAACTTTTTCCACATACAACATCCTACTCGTGGCAAGATGTTGTATTACCCATTTGACTATCAGAAACGCTTGATAGATACCTATCACAACTACAGATTTAGCATCAGCATGATGCCTCGACAAACAGGTAAGAGTACCAGTGCCGCTGGATACTTGCTGTGGTATGCTATGTTTCGTCCAGATTCTACCATCTTGATTGCCGCACACAAATACACTGGCTCACAGGAGATCATGCAACGTATTCGTTATGCCTATGAACTATGCCCAGATCATATCCGAGCAGGTTGCACCAGCTACAACAAAGGCAACCTAGATTTTGAAAACGGCAGCCGCATAGTTTCGACCACCACAACAGAAAATACCGGTCGTGGTATGAGTATATCCTTGCTATACGCCGATGAGTTTGCATTTGTTCGACCTGGTATTGCAAAAGAATTCTGGACTTCCATATCACCAACCTTGGCCACTGGTGGTAAGGCAATTATTACGTCAACACCAAACAGTGACGAGGATCAATTTGCGTTATTATGGAAGGGCGCCAACCGGTGCGAAGATGCCTACGGCAATCCTACTGAATTAGGAATTAACGGATTTAGAGCCTATCGTAGTTATTGGAATGAACATCCAGACCGTGATGAGAAATGGGCCGCGGAACAACAAGCACAGCTAGGCGAAGATCGTTTCCGCCGTGAAATGGGTTGTGAATTTATTATTAACGACGAAACTCTTATTGCTCCTGCTAAATTGCTCGATCTACAAGGACATGAGCCCATGTACAAAATTGGTCAAGTACGCTGGTATCAACGTCCTCGTAAGGATCGAATATATGTAGTGGCATTGGATCCTAGTTTGGGCACCGGCGGTGACCCTGCGGCTATACAAGTGTTTGAGGCTAATACCACAGAACAAATAGCCGAATGGCGACACAATAAAACCACTATTCCGGAACAGATTAGAATTCTTAGTGATATCTGCAAACACCTAAACGAAACAGTGCAAGATCCCAAAAACATTTATTTTAGTGTAGAAAACAACACCATTGGTGAGGCTGCTTTGATTAGTATTGCAGAGTATGGCGAAGAAAACATTGAAGGTTATTTTCTAAGTGAACCCGGCGGTGGTGGCAGTCGCAGATATCGCAAAGGGTTTAACACAACAAATAAATCAAAACTTGGTGCCTGCAACAAACTAAAAATTCTAATCGAAACTGGCAAAATGAAAATACGCAGCAGTTCGTTGGTAAGCGAATTAAAAACATTTGTGGCACATGGCACCAGCTACGCTGGCAAAGTAGGCGAAACCGACGATCTTGTGATGAGCGCACTACTAGCTGTTCGTATGATGGTTTTACTACAAACATTTGACTCAGGAATAGACAATCAAATACGTGATCATGGCGAAGTATTGGAACCTCCTATGCCATTTATCAGTAGCCGTTACTAATCTATATCGGCTAAATATAACACTATGGCTACACAAACACCTGCAAAACAGTTATACGATCTACTGGTCAGCCGCAATTTTGACATAGAGCTACTGGATAGTTCTGGCAAATCAGCTGAAAATCCAGCCGAAGCTGAAGTTTTTAGTTTCGACTACACTACAGAATCTGGCAACGATTACGGCACAGTTGTTATTATGCTAGGAACTGAAAACGACCTAGAAGTTTACTTTGGTGACAATATTGGCCGCGGCATGGAAATAGACGACAAAAACGAGTGGTTTGATTTTTTGTATCAAATCCGTATGTTTGCCAAACGTAACCTAATGAGTTTTGGATTAAAAAATCTAAATCGTCTACGTTACAGCATGCAAGGACAAGCAGCTATTAAAGAAGGCCTGTTTGAATCGTGGACAGGTACCAAAACTGTAAGTTACAATGATCGCCCCGATTCTGCACGTTTAATGATCAAACACAGCAAGCCAATACAAGAAGGCGACAAGCGTTATCGCTATGTTGAAAAATTATTTGTTGAGACCAGCGACGGCGAAAGATACAAATTACCATTTACAAAATTGTCTGGTGGACGTGCCATGGTTGAACATGTACGCCAGGGCGGCAAACCATATGACCAACGCGGCCAACACATTGCCGAAATGGTCAACGAATTAAATGTATTGAGTCGTTTCCGTCGTGCTAACTATGGCAAAATATTTGAAGGCGACACAGCACAGTTGGTTGAACAAACCAATGCGTATTATGAAACAGCAAACAAAACACTAAAACATTTGAGTAGTACACGTGGCTACACTCGGTATTTTGAATCATGGAATCCTGCTGAGGTAACCGAACAGGAAGTTGTGATTGAAGGCATTAAACATTTGTTTGTAACTCAAAGCATTGATCACAGAATTGAAGAGGCCTTACCAATCTTGGCCCGTATACAACAACAAGGAAATGAAATGAAAGAAGCAAACATATTTGAAGCATGGGCAGATACTCTTGTAGAGGGCACATGGCAACTGCCAGACACACCCGAAAAGAAAAGTAAATTGGTAGAATTATTAAGTCAAGAATTTCCAGTAGGCACAGATGCTACTAATTCTACTGAACAATTGTATGACCTATTGGGTGATGATGAATTGTTCGACGAGTTAGAACAATTGGCCACGCAAGATCCAGACGCTGACTGTCGCCAGGTGGTGTACGATCGTTTACAAATGTTAAGCGACAACCCAGACATTAAAGCAGTTATTGATCAAGTTCAAATTGATCCAGAAGCTACAATGAACCCTGCTCCTGAAGTTGACCCAGGTGAGATTGAGACAACGGGTAATATTGAAGAAGTAGACGAAGTCAAAGATCCAGCTACCCAAACTGAAGATCCTGCCGGAACCCAACAACCAGCGTACCCAGAGTATCAAGATGATCTAGCTCAAGTACTTAAATCTGCCGGCGTAGACGACACTGTAGTAGCTGCACCCAATTACGAAACAGGCGACGAAACCAACGAATGTAACGATAGTCCACTTAAAGGACAATATGGCCATCCTGGAAAAATGAAACCTGTGGAAAAAGATACTAGTTTCTTGGATCGCCTAAAACAACTTTCTGGCATGATGAGAAATTAGTTTTAGAACAACCGCGTCATAAATAGTACTTGACGCTAAGGAATTAAGCGTGTACACTACACAAGTGCATACGCTTTTTTACATTAGTATCACAGGCAACGTAACATCTATACAATAGATAGGCAACAACCATAAAACTTAGAAAGGCAACACATTATGGCATCATTATCAGAAATTCGCGCTCGTCTGGCCGCTAGCGAATCAAAACAAGGCGGTAATAGTTCCACAGGTGGTGATAATGCAATTTATCCACACTGGAACATGGAAGAAGGACAATCCACAACACTCCGTTTTTTACCAGATGGTAACACAAAAAACACATTCTTTTGGCAAGAACGCCAGATGATTCGTTTACCGTTTAACGGCATCAAGGGTGAAGCAGATTCAAAACAAGTTTATGTACAAGTTCCTTGTATGGAAATGTGGCAAGAAACTTGCCCAGTACTAACCGAAGTACGCGGTTGGTTCAAAGACAAGAGTCTAGAAGAAATGGGTCGTAAGTATTGGAAGAAGCGTAGTTACATTTTCCAAGGATTTGTACGTGAAAACCCAATCGGTGACGACAAGGCTCCGGCCAATCCAATCCGTCGCTTTATTATTGGTCCTCAAATTTTTGCTACTATCAAGTCCGCATTGATGGATCCAGAATTGGAAGAATTGCCAACAGATTATCTGCGTGGTTTAGACTTCCGTATTAGTAAAACAGCCAAAGGTGGCTTTGCTGACTACAGCACAAGTAAGTGGGCTCGTAAAGAAACTGCACTTGATGAAGCTGAACAAGCAGCAGTTGCTGAACACGGCTTGTTTGATCTTTCAACATTCTTGCCAAAGAAACCAACTGAGGCAGAAGTTAAAGTAATCAAAGAAATGTTTGAAGCAAGTGTTGATGGTCAAAGCTATGACACAGAACGTTGGGGTCAGTACTTCCGCCCAGCAGGTGTGTCGGCTCCAGCTGGTTCTAGTGCTCCGGCCGCTACTGAAGATGCTCCAGCACCAATGACCAAAGCCGCTCCAGCACCAACCAGCAGTTTTGATGATGAAGATGAAGCGTCGGTTCCTGTAGCATCGGCGCCGATCGAAGCAAAACCAGCTTCACAAAAAACTGAAGACATTTTGGCTATGATTCGTAGCCGTCAAAAGCAGTAATTAGTTTGACAGTGGGGGAGGAAACTCCCCCACTTTCTCTATGCTCGGATACATAGATCCTATTATCTTTCCAGACGAATGCGAGGTGCTAGAAGTAGCGCCTGGTCGTTATGTCTACAACATATTCAAAAATGGTAGCAGTAGCCTGCGCAAATCTGGTTTCAGACAATTGTCTTTAGACGAAGTGGCCGCACTTGACACTGTTGAAGTTTTTATTCGAGATCCATACGAACGTTATGTTAGTGGCGTACAAACATATTTGAGTCAATTAGATCTTGCACAAGATCGTGCCACAGTCTTAAGTATGATTGATCAGTTTTTATTTTTAAACCGACATTTTGCTTTACAGTTTCATTGGCTTGTAAATTTAGCCAGATACACATCTGCTAGTATTACGCTAAGACCACTATCGGACATGGGCTTAACCACCGAACTAACCTGGAATG